GACTCTAATCTTAGCCTTACAGGTTCTCAAGTCGCTTTAGGCACAGGGACTGTTACAGTCAGTGCCGGCGCTACAGTAACAGCTGTAAAGAACTCTCTTGTAATTTCAAGCGGAACTGTTACACTAACTGCAGACGCAAATGTCGATCCTACAGGAAGTACTTTAACGCTTGCTACGGGAACGGCACAAGCAATAACATGGAGTGAAATTATTCCGGGCGCAACAATGGTCTGGACACCAATAGACCCAGGAACGTAATATTATGGCATCAACTTATTCAACAAACGCACAAATAGAACTCATAACAACAGGTGAAAAAGCTGGTTTATGGGGTACTATAACTAACACAAACTTACAAATCGTAGAGCAAACTTCAACTGGGGTTTTAGATGTAGATCTAGCCTCAGGTAGTTCAACTCTTGTTTTAACTGATGGAGCAACTTCAACAGGTAAAAATGTATACTACAGACTTTATGGTACTTTAGCAGGTAACAGAACAGTCACTATGCCAGGTACTGCAAAAAGAGTTTGGATCATGAAAGACGATACCGTTAGAGGAACATCAAATAGAACTTTAGGGGTTTTAACTGCTTCTGGAACGGAACAACCTATTCCTCCAGGCGCTACTGTTTTATGTAAATCTAATGGCTCAGAAACAGTTGTAACTATTCTTGAAAAAGGATACGCAAGTATTACTAATTCTAATACTCCTTATACTGCTGTAGCTGGTTCACAGATTTTAGCTAATACGACTTCAGCCGTCATTACCGTGACGCTTCCTTCAGCTGCTTCTACAGGAGATGAAGTTACAATTATAGATTCGTATGGTACTTTTCAATCTAACAACTTAACCGTAGACCGAAACGGCTTAAAAATTAATGGTGGAACTTCTAATTTAATTTTAAGCAATAATGGTCAATCCCTTACATTAGTCTATGTAGATGCTACTCGAGGGTGGGTATACAAGACTAATTATACTTCATAGGAGCTAAACTTATGGCTCTCTTTGAAATGAAATTTCAGCCGGGTGTCGATAAGCAGGACACTGCTGTCGGAGCAACCGATCGTTGGATAGATTCAGACAATGTTAGATGGAGATATAATCTTCCAGAAAAAGTAGGAGGATGGGCTTCTTTATTAACTGACACTATTGTAGGTGTCGCTAGAAAGCAACACGCATTCGTAGATACTGATGGCAATAAATATGTAGCCATTGGCACTGATAAATTTTTACTTATATATTTTGAAGGAACTCTTTACGATATAACTCCCTGGCGTTCTGATAATGCTGGTGCTCAAGTCGAATTTACGAGTTCAACATTAGCAACAAATAGCACCACAGTTAAAACATGTACAATCACTACAACATCCAATCACGGTTTAGAAGTAGGAGATATTATTGTTTTAGATAGTGTTACTCTACCTGGTGGTACGGGTTTAAATGCAACTGATTTTGAAGATAAAAAATTTCAAGTCTTAACTGTTCCAACTTCTGTAACTTTTACTATTAACTCTTTAAACCAAGCGTCAGCTGCAGTTTCAACTGGTGGAAGTATGAAGGTTCAACCTTATGCAACCGTTGGTCCAGCAGCTCAAACTTATGGCTATGGATTTGGTGTAGGAAATTATGGTGGAACAATTACAGGAGTTCAAACTAGTAATTTAGACGGGGCTTTACTTGCAGATACAGCTGGTACAGGTGGATCAGGAACAAGTATTACTTTGGATTCAACTACTGGATTTACTTCAACAAATGGAACTATTTTAGTTGATAGTGAATTAATTAAATACAGTGCTATTTCATCAAATGATTTAACAACTATTACTAGAGGGGCTTATGGAACGGCTGTCGCTGGCACAACTGGAAGTGCTCACAGTGATGGCGAGATAGTATATGATGCAACCAATTATACTCAATGGGGAAATGCAGTTAATGCTTCAGACGTTACACTAGAACCAGGTCTCTGGTCACTAGGAAACTGGGGAGAAGTTTTAGTTGCAACAATTGCAAATGGAAAAACCTATACATGGAATTCAGGAATTAGTGGATCAGCTAGATTTAGCAATAGGGCTTCAATGATAACTACTAATTATGTAACAGCAATTAGTGGAACTCAAGGAAATCCTACAGCCTCAAGATTAACTCTTGTTTCTCCAACAACTCGACACTTAATTCATTTTGGAACTGAAACAACTATTGGAACAGATTCCACACAAGATGATCTGTTTATTAGATTCTCGGATCAAGAAGCTATTAATACATTTGCTCCCACAGCGGACAATAGTGCTGGTACACAAAGACTTCAAGATGGTACAAGAATTATGGGTGCCATTAAAGGAAAAGAAAATATTTTAGTCTGGACCGACAATGCTCTCTACTCTATGAAATTTGTAGGAGCACCATTTACCTTTGGCTTTGAACAGGTTGGTACAAACTGTGGATTGATTGGACAGAATGCATGCTGTGAGATTGATGGTGTTGCTTATTGGATGGGAAACAATGGTTTCTTCTCCTTTGATGGTACTGTTAATTCCCTATCTTGTTCAGTAGAAGACTATGTTTATGGCGACTTTGATACCACTAAAGGTCAACAAGTATATGCTGGTATCAATAACTTATTTACAGAGGTTATTTGGTATTACCCAAGTTCTGGTGAAACCTACAATGACAGATATGTTGTATATAATTATGGAGAAAAAACTCAGCTCCCTACAGGTGTCTGGTATACAGGAGTTAATACTAATTCTATTAGAACAACTTGGATTGATTCTATTGTATATCCACAACCTTATGCAACTCAGTTTAATAGTTCAGCTACAGGAACTTTTCCAAGTATCATTGGTGAAACAGGATTAGGTCAGACCGTTTACTTTCAACAAGAAACTGGAACCGATCAATTAAATCCTGATGGATCCACAACGGCTTTAACTTCTTCTCTGCAATCTTATGATTTTGCTATTCAAACAGATAAAGGGATGGGAGAATATTTTTTAGCGATGAGAAGATTCATTCCTGATTTTAAAACTTTAACTGGTACAGCTAAAGTAACAGTGGGTTTAAAAAATTTTCCTTCATCTTCAAGAGCAGATAGTACCTTAAGTCCTTTTAGTGTGCTTTCTACTTCTACACAATTCAATACTAGAGCCAGAGGAAGATATGCAAGTGTTAAAATAGAAAACGAAAGCGCTGGTGAAGACTGGAGATATGGTACTTTCCAAGTAGATGTTCAAGCGGATGGGAGAAGATAATGTCTAAAATAGTAGTAAGATTACCAGAACCTAGAAAAGAATATACAGAGGATAACCAAAGACAAATTAACAGAGCAATTAGTTCTGTTATAGAACAACTTAATTCAACATACATGCAACCCGATAAGGATGATCAAGAAAGGTTTAATTTCTTTTTAAGTTAATGGCAAACGTATATAAAAATATTCAAGCAAAAATTACATCTGCAGGGTCATATGATGATATGTATGAAACACCTACAGAGACTACTTCATTAGTTAAAAGCGTTAAACTATTTAATACTCATGGTTCAGCTCTAGACGTAGATATTAAAGTCTATGATGCTTCAGCAAGCACTGATTATGAGTGGGACAAAGTTAATGTGGGAGCCAGTGGAAGTGTTGATTTATTAACATTTAACAACATCATCATCCTAGAGGCGGGTGATAAATTAAAGATGCAATGTGCCACAGGAAATGTTATAAAAATGACGGCCTCAATATTACAAACGAGCAGATCATAGGAGGATTATGCCATTTATAGAGCAAGAATCGAAGAGTGAATATAAGGAAATTGATGGTAAAAAAGTCCATGTTATTACCCCTGAAGTAGAGATAACATTAACTAATACTGCAACAGGTCAAGAGTATATGTCAGACAAAGAAGCTGATGATGACGTAGATAACCCATCTACAGACACTCAAAGAGAGCATATTCGAAGAGATGTGCATGTAAAAGTAGCTGCTATTAAACTAGGAGCGGATACAGGTAAGGTATAAGATATTGACGATGAACAAAAAAACAAGTAAACTGATAGGTTCAGGTATAATCCCTGCGATTTTCATATATAATCACACAGTAAGGAATTAGAAATTATGCCAAATAATATATTAGACTGGATAAAAACAGGAGTAGATACAGCTCGAGAATACTCTGATGTCCTTAAAACAGGTGTAGCAGCTTTAGGAACATATGCATCTTACAAAGATCAACAGAAGAAAAACGATATGCAACAAGCCGCTTATGACGACTACTTAAGACAAGTAGGAGCAGCAGGTGAAGAGGCGCGAGCCGCCATTGATATAAACTATACTCCTATGGTGGTATCAGGAGTACCTACAACTAAAGCCGATATTACAGATTTTACTGCAGTTGCAGCTAAAGGTGGATTAATGTCCATACCTAACAGACAAAGAAAGAGATATGCTAGTCAAGGTTTTGTAGAAGATGATATAGAAATTATGGAGCCAGAATCATTAGGTGATTTTGAACTTCAACAAGAAACAGGAATTGATCTTACTGGTGAGCAAGTTAAATACAATACAGGAAATTCAAGACAAGACGCATGGGGTATTTGGAACTCAGGTGGAATAAACCAAGAGATATATGAATTTGATTTTGAAATCTTCTTCGACAGTGGTGACTGGATGGACATGCTTAAAGGTGAAGCACCTGCTACAGGTAACATGCAGATGGCTTCAGGTCCTGATGTCTCTGATTCTAGAAATGAATTATCACTGCAACTATTTGGAAAAGAACTACGTCTTTTAACCGAAGAGGAAATGAATATACTAGAGGACGAAGTACAACACATCATGATGGCTACTGGTGGTATTGCAGGTTTGAGAAATGGTGGAAGAATTGGGTATGAGATGGGCGGTACACATACTGCTTGGGGACAAGACAAAGCTTTTAGAATTTGGAATATTCTTCCAGATGATATTCAAGCACAGTATGGAAATTTTAGTAACTTTTTTGATACTGATGATTGGCATGGAGTTAACATGGCTAAAGGCGGAAGACCTGGGTATAAATTTGGCGATGTAATAATAGAAGACCAAGAAGCTATATTAAAAACTCCTAACAAAGAAATTGTCACTAATGACATGGAAGAAATTCAAGGACAAACTGCGGGTGGTGGAGCAAGAGGTTGGAAAGCTCAAGAGATAGCTATGGACTGGGCATGGGACAGATATGGAAAAGAATTTTATGATCTTTCTCACGAAATACAAATGTCACTTTATGGTGAAGCATTAGACTTGGTTGATTCCGGAGGTAATGCTAAAGGTGGATTACCAAAGAGAGTTAGAAAAGCTCCTGGAGGTATCATGAATCTAGGTGGAATGGAAAAAGATTATAGAACTACTGGTGGCTTTGTTCCAATTGGAGCATACGAAAAAAAAGATGATGTCCCAGCAAGATTATCTAAAAACGAATTTGTAATGACAGCCGATGCAGTAAGAGCTGCAGGCGGTGGAAGTATTAATAAAGGTGCACAAAGAATGTATGACACTATGAAACATTTAGAAGCGCAACCACAAGCTAAAAGGATGACAGCATAATGGCAACAATGCCCGCAGGATTTGGATTATTACCCAGTGCATCTCTACAACCTTACGGTTCAGAGATACTTAAATCTGGTATCGGGCAACTAGGGACTCCTATTAATGTAGGAGCTTTAACTCCTAAGATTGCTGGTAAAACAGCATTTCAACAAAGAGGTGATCAGAGACTTGCAGACATGTATGGCATGGGCGACATTCAAAGAGATGCCTCAGGACAAGTAACAGGTTTTACAGGTGGAACAGGAATTGCTTCCTATCAACCTTACTTAGATCAGATTTCACAACAAAATTTATTAGACCCAGCTAAAGGTTATCAACAGTTTATGTCTCCTTACCAAAAGGAAGTCATAGACACAACAATGCAAGAGTGGGACATCCAAGCTGGAAGAGGAAGACAAGCTATCTCTGATCGAGCCATGACTGCTGGAGCTTTTGGTGGTGGTAGACACGGGGTTGAAATGGGAACATATCAATCAGAGTCTGATAGAGATAGAGCAGCATTACTTGCTGGTCTAACAGCTCAAGGATACAATCAAGCATTAACTCAACAGCAACAACAACTAGCTAACCTACAAGGTCAAGCTACTTATGAAACTGGCTTAGCGCAACAAGGAATAGGATCTCTTCAAGCACTAGGTGCAGAAGACCAAGCATTAGAACAACAAAAATTAAATCAGTTAGCTCTAGGTGCACAACAAGGTTACCAATTACCAATGCAAAGAATGACAGATGTAGCAAATATTTATGGTACTATTGCAGGAGCAATGCCTGGATCACCAACACAACCATTCCAACCTACACCACTAGCGACAGGAATCGGTGGAGGTTTATCAGCAGCTTATATGTTGGGACTGGGAAGAGATAATACACAAGCGGGAACGGCGATACCACAGGGTGGTTATTCAACAAAAATTCCAACTGGATTTGGCGGTGGCTATGGTAGAGACCTTTCTTATGGAAATGTGATCGAGTAAAGATTATGTATAATAGAATTTTAAAGAGACCTATGTTCAAGCGTGGAGGCTCAAGTTTCAAGGCGCAAGGGACTGGCATCACGTCACCTTACGACACGCCAAGAAAAAATTATAAAGTAGGTACAACTTGGGAAGAGATTAATGAAAGAAGAGCAGGTTTATACAAACCCAGAAGCGATTTAAGTTTTGCTATGGAGGGTTTTTCTGAGTTAGGAAATCCATATAAAGATGATGGCTCTGCTAAAACTATTGGAGAAATGCTTTATGCCGGAGCACAAGGTGTTCGTAAATCTAGACAAGTAGATGACGCTATGGGACAATCAGTGGACTTAGCTAACATTGAAAGCGATGCAGCTAGACTTATGGCTGAAGAAAAATTTGAGAGAGATAAAATACTCACAGAAATTGACGCGGCAGGTAAAAATCCTTTGTTAAAAGACAAATCTATATCCAGACAAATAGGAGAACTGACAGAAAATATTATTAAGATTGCATCACAAAATAGAGGTAACCCTGGATCAGAGTTTGAACTAGCGGGCTATGCTCAAGGGATTGCTCAAGGATTAGTAACCATTAATAACATGCACGGGGGTGATGAAGTTGTAACAGCAATGGTAATACCATCATCTGCATTTAAAAAAGTAGGAGGCAAATGGGATTATGATGTAGCTCAATTAGCAGGCGGCATGGTTTACTGGGATCCTATGACCCAGAAATGGTTAG